CTCGCGACCGATCCAGCGTAGGGTTCAGTTATGTTCCCACCGGATGAAGAATAAGTGTAATCACCAGCGAGGGCCAAACGCACACTTGTGACGCTGTTGGCGGTCGAGCCAGCAGGCCCCTGTGGTCCCTGTGGCCCTTGTGGTCCTTGCAACCCGGTTGGTCCTGTTGGTCCAGCTGCGCCAGCTGGTCCGCTCGATCCAGCGGGGCCTGCGGGGCCTGCGGGGCCAGCGGGTCCGGTCGCGCCCGCGGCCCCGGTCAGCCCGGTCGCGCCTCCAGCCAAGACCCACTGCACGCTGTCGCCGTCGTTGTAGCGGACATACAACAATCCACTGTCGCTCTCCCACCACAGCGAATTATCGGGCACCCCCGTCGGTGGCGCGTCGGAGACATAGACTTGGTTGCCGCTGCTGCCGCCCGAGACGACGATCGCCCATTTGCCAGCCGAGAGGTCGGCGGCGAAGCTGGCTCCGGAGAGATGATTGACGACCGCCGCGTAGGTCGCGCCGCTGACGCTGTCGTAAACGAGCGAGGCTGGCGGTCCCACTGTATAGTTGACCGACGCCGCCCAGGCCGTTGGTGGGCTGAGCCATGGTACCGGGCCAGCCGATCCTTGCGGCCCCGTCGCGCCGGTGTAGCCCGTCGGGCCGATGGCTCCGAGCGGTCCGGTCGCGCCAGCGGGTCCGGTCGTGCCAATCACTCCGGTGGCGCCAGTGGCGCCGAGAGGTCCGATTGGTCCCTGCGGCCCGATCGGGCCGGGCTCGCCTTGCGGGCCGGCGCCGCCGGGACCCTGCGGGCCTTGCACGCCCGGCGCGCCCGGCGGTCCAGGCGGTCCCTGCGGTCCGGTGGGACCGATCGGAGCGACGGTGAGAACCTGAGTGCTGTTCACCGGGTCGTTCCCTCAACGACCGTGGCGGTTCCTTCCCAGATTCGTTCCTGCCACCCTTGCGGCATCAGGCGCACGATGTCGCTGACGTAGTTACCCGGCACCAATTGGCTCAAGCGATTGCGATCCATAAAGACGGTGAACGCGCCGCCGACTGCATCGGTGATTTCTATTCCGCTGGCAGGAGGCGCCGAAGACAATGAGACAACGACGTTGCGATCGCTCTCGCTTTTTCTGACTTCCATCTTCAAGACCGAGCCCGTGAGATCGATCGGCGTCGTGGTGACGCCATCTGAATTGAGCGTGGCATACAGGAACGGCACGATCCAATCATCGTTCATCGCGATGTTGATCGTACCGGTGTAGTAGGCGGGACCGGCCATGCGTCACCTCACTGATACTGGCCGCCGGTCCCAATCGAGCCAGCAACATTGCCTGGGAAGTAGTTCGGGCCAGCGCCGACGCTGCTGACGCAGCCGTTCATGCTGGCAGAGTATTTCGCTCCCGTGACGTAAGCTGCGCCGGTGATCGACGTATAGCGCATCTGCAACAGGCCGAGAGAGTCGCCGCCGCAAAAAGCACCGAAGTTCACCGGGCCGAGGATGGTGAGGCTCGGCCAATACTGCGAGAGCGGCACCGGGAAGGAGAGAAAGCCGACCAGTTGGGCGTTCATGTGCTCCGACGCGTTGGCGCCCGCCTCGATGGTGACGGTGGACGGTCCCCAGAGGCTCGTCGAAGCACCGCTGTCGCCACATGAAATGTGGTAGCGCGCGGCCGGACCGAAGCGCATGTTGTTTATCTGCATCTGGCCGCCGTTATTGGCGATGCAATCGAGCGCCGCGGGCGGCGTAGACAGACGAAAACCGTTGTAGGTATAGGATGAGTTTCCGCTCTGATAGAAGCAGCATGCCAGCTGCGTGTTGGGCGATGTCAGCTGCACGTTCTGCGGGGCGTTCGGGTTGCCGACGAAGTGGACTATGCCGGCTCCATTTGTCGTCTGGCAAGGCACGGTCTCGTTGTAGACGCCATCGGCGACATAGATGTATTGATCGTAGCCGTTCATGTTGTACTTGCGCACCTCGACGGCGGCGCGCGATATCGTCTTGAACGGTCCGATCTTGCCCGGCCCCAAGGTTGCCGAGGTGCCGTCGCGGAGGGTGTCGTCTCCGGTCGAAGCGTTGACGTACCAGTTGGTGACCTTTTGCAGGATCGGCAGCGCGCCCGGCACGCGGGCTTGCGTGCCGGCGACGATCGACCATTCGACGCCGTCGAAGAACAGCAGCAACCAGCCGGTTCCGAGCACGTCGCCGATCCCGATCGGAGTCAAGTCGGCGTTGGTCACCGGCATGAACGGGCAGCCGTTGACGGAAAAGACGGTGCCGCCCTGCATGCTGGGATAGAGCGCCTTGAACCAGATCGTGGTGCCAGCAGGCGGCGGCATGATCGGCAGCTGCGGAACCGTAGTGCTCCACTGTGTGGCATTGCCCAGATTTGGCACGCCAACTTTGAAGTGGTTGAACACGTCCATGATCTTCATCATTTCAAGCAGCTGGCTCAGGTCGGCATTGCTGCCGACCAGACCAGCGGCCTGAATCGCGTTCAGGATTTCGCGCTGCGGATATTCGATCGATGCAGCGGGCACGATCGAGCCCTGGATGCCAGCCGCAGGATTGCCGTCGATGTAGGACGCGTTCGGATTGGATGGCTGATCGAAAGGTTGATTGTACTTCAAAAGTGCCTCCCGTTTAGAAAACCGTGGCCTCGTTCCATTCCGTCGTCACCGCGAACGACCAGTCACCGGTCGCGGGCACGGTGGCGCGGATCACGAAGCCCTCGTTGGTGACCAGCATCAGCGGATGCTCGTCCTGAAGTTTCTCAAACAGCGTCAACGCGCCGGACATGAACGCGGTGCCGGCGGCGATCGGCGCATTCACGGTGCGCGAGTCGAGCGGATCAGGATCGAGCGTGCGCGTCCCGGGGGTCAGCGCCGCCGTGGTGGCGACCATAATTTGCGCCTGCGATCCGTTCATGCTGGTGCGCAGCGACGCGTGGTCGCCGCTGAGATCAGCGAGCGCGCCGCCGCCGTATGGCGCGGTGAATTGGCGGGCCGCGTAGAGATCGAATGTCGCAACGCCGGGCGCGAAGCCGGTGTCGGCCGTCCAGGCGTTCAGGCGCACGCGCCGCACGAGGCAGAGCAAGGTCGCTGGCCAATAGAACGAGTAGATCGGTGAATTGGCGGCGAGCCCCGCGGTCATGACGCCGGTCTTGGCGCAATGCTGAAAGATGCCGCCGGTGCCGTAGTCCAGCGGATATCCGGAAGTCAAAATCATCGAGCGCATCAACGAACCGTCGCCGCTCGGCGAGAGGTCGCGCATGCGCATTCCGAAAAGATCGCTGACGCCGTCTTTGATCTGCTTGTTGTCCATCTACATTATCCCCAGCGCGATATAAGAACTGTTGTAGGTCTGGCTGAAGTCGAGCGCCATGAGTTCGGAGAAGTCATAGACGATTTGAGTGTGCGCGGGCTTCCAGCGATCGAGCACGCATTCGAGGTCTTCCGGAACGCCGATCGCCAACAGCCGGTCGACGCCGCATTCGCTGATGCCGGTGCGGAAGTAGGTGAGCGAAAGCGCGTTGACATGGACGGTCCAATAATAGCGAATCTCTGGCGGCCCGAGTTGCCACATATAGCGCGTCGGGTCTTGTGGATTGTCCTTCTCCCAGCGCGTGTCGCCGACGCGCGAGATGCCGCAGATGTACGGCAGATATTCCGTGATGGTGATGGTGTAGCCGAGCGACGCCGCCACATCGATGAAGAACTGTCTGCTCTGCCCCCCGAGCATCGTCATCTTCAACAGCAGCGCTTGCCGCCGCGCGACGATGCCTTGCGGTGTCTTCACGCATGGATCGGGCAGACCCCAGGCACGCTCCCAATCCGGCAACAACTCGACCGTCAAACGCGGGTCTGACTCGATCTCCAGCAAGTCGGCAGCGCGGCTGTCGACGAAGCCCCAATAGTCGGCGAGCCCGTAGCAAGCTTCTACCAGGGTCGATAGCGCATGCCGCGGCCAAGCCGGCCCCTGCGGCAACAGCGAGATAAACGCCTGAGCGTAATCTGCGCCACTGCGTCGGACATGAACGTCAACCATGACTCGAATAGGCGATGCTTTGCTGCGACACCGGCGGTGGCACCGGAGCGGTGCTGTAGTAGATGTCGCCCAAGGTCGCCATGTGGCCCACATCCGGCATGATGTCGTCCTCGATCGTCGTCATGTCGAAAGAGATGACGCCCGGCGCGCTCATCACGGCAGCAAATTTCCAGGCCGCGAAAATCGTCTGCCCAGGCGTGGCATATCGGAACAGCATATCGAGAATCGACTGCTCGATGGCCGCCCGCACAGATGGATTATCCGGATTGAGATTGGCGATGTCGAAGTCGATCGGCTCTTTGAGCGGCGCGAGCACGTAGAGTTCCTTCACCGTCACCGGACGCACCGTGTTGAGATAGGCGGAGACGGTGTCACAGTCCGACTGCAATGGGAAGCCGCCATTGTCGGCGCGCAGATCGTCCATCATGAAGCGCACCGAAACCGTGCCGATGCCCATCTCCATCGGCGAGCCCCAAGCGCGCGTGACGCCGGGAACCGCGAGCGCCCAGGCCTCGTAATCGGTTGCGTCGCCGCCCATCGGCGGCTGCCTGATCCGGCGCAACACCCTGGCACGTAGCTCGTCGTCGGTCTCGTCATCGGTGCCGCCGTCGAGCGTGTCGACGGTAATCGAATCGACGGAGCCGGTAAGCGTCGTCAACAACGCGAGCGACGTGCCTTGATCGAGATTGCCGAGGCTGCCGGGATTGAGAGCGGCGATCGTTGTCGGCGTCGGCACACCGGTCGGATCGGTCAAGATATCCTCGGTCGTCTGGTAAACCATGTTGGTGCTGTAGGAAAGCTGCGTGCCGGTCGGCACGCTCACGCTGCCGTTGGCCGTGACGAAATCTGCCGTGCCGGTGGCGATGGTTGCGAGCTTGCGCCCGGTCGAGCCGTCCGCGTTGGTCAGCCAGATGTGGCCATGCCTGTCCAACCAAACGGTCTCGGCCGTATCCGGCAAAAGCTGGAGCGCGAGCCAGTCGATGTATTGCAGCACGAGATGGCAAAGGGCGCCCATCACATCGGATAGGACGCGCAGGACGCTGTTAGGTACGTTCGCGTCGGAGCCGGGCAGATTGGCTGCAACGGCGTCGCGCACGAGTGAACGTACTTGCTTGAGAGGCGGCGTGGACCAGGGCATTGTTTCTCACGGATATGGGGAGGGAATTGCGCGGATCGGTATTTCGTCCCAAAGGACTTGATATCTGAGGTCAACGGCAACATCCGGACCTCGGTAAAGCCGGACGATCGCGTCGATGCGTTCCAACCCGACACGCGTCGCCTGGACGAACATATCGGTCGCCGCCTTGAGATCAATGAATGGCTGAATCGCTTCCCGAATGTACTGCTCGACGCGCGTCACCGTCGCTCCCTGGCGTGCGGCCGTGCCGACGATCTTGTCGCGTCGCAAAAGCCAAAGCCTACTGCCGATCGGCCAGCCTCCCCATATCTCCGCTGCATCAAGGTCGGCCCACCATCCTTGCCGGTCCGTCGAATCGGGGTCTGGCAGCACGTCGCTGGGAAGGGCCAGCCGGTTTGTTCCCAGTGCGACGATGACGGCGGTCGCCAAGGCTTGCGTATCGTCGAGCGTGCCGTTGTCGAGCAACAGCCAGTCGATGCCCCAATTGAGCGGACCGCCGTATTGAACTAATCTGATGTCTGGCATTTTAGCGGCTCGCGATCTGCCAAGCGCTCGTCGAGAGCACGCTGTAGTTCACTCCAAGCGAGACGCCCAGGAGCAGCGCCAAGACAACGGCCAGCGCCGTCGCCGGGCTCGGCGCCCCACGCGGCTCGGCGATGACCAAATCATCGGCATCGCCTGCCTTGCCGCCGACGCGCGCATAGACGTTGTAGGCTGGGCCTTGCGTCGTTTCCACCAGGGCGAATTGATGCTTGTCTTGCCGGCCGCCGAGATAGGTTTTCTGGCTGATGCAATGCACGTAGCTGTCGCCGTCACTGAGCATCAGATGGGCTTCGTTGCCCGAGAGCCGGGTCTTGTCTTTCGTTACATCGACAAACTGAACGGAATTATTGCCGTCCTTGTAAACTGATTGCTGACCATTTTGACCGCCTGCGCCGCCTGCGCCGCTCTGCCCCCCGCTGCCGCCGCTGGTATCGCGCGCGCTGCCGCCGCCACCGCTGCCGCTCCCGCCGCTGCTTCCGCCTTGTTGCTGTTGCTTGACGAGTTGCATGCGCACCGTCTTGTTGTCGGGAGCGCTCCAATAACCACCATCCTGCGTAAGGTGAAATTGTTGTTGATCGCTTTTCGTGCGGAACATCGCCACGTCGCCCTTCTCCAACTTTTGCAAGCGATGGCGGCGATCGTCCATGGGACCGGCGACCGGGATAGATCGGCCGCCGCCCATGAACGAGATAAAAGTTTCCGCGCCCTTCTTGCCGCCCTGATCGGCGTCCATCACGACCGAGGTAAAGCCGTAGTTCTGCGGGCTTTCAATGCGCTGCCGCGATTCGCCCGACATGAAGCTGCCGCCCATTTCCTGCATGAGCTTGCTATCGTCGGCCTGATGCACGACCGAGCGCGCGCCGCCAGCAGTAAAAGAACGGAAGGCGATGTTAAGCTGCGTCGCGCGGTGCATGTGTCCTCCAAATTCAAGGTTGCTGCTCGTCAGCTTGCAGCTGTTGCTTCGACTCTTCCAGCGTGCCTCTGAATCCGCCGGCCGTGTCGATGATGCTCTGCGGGTCCTCCATCAGCGGGAAGGCCGCTTGTATCTTGTCGTTCAGGAGCCACGGCACCACGAGATCGAGCGTCGTCTCGGTGCCTGCGTTGCGATCCTGCGTGAACGTGACCGTCTGTATCTTTAGAGTTTGATTGTTGAGCACGGCCATTGGCGACCATACGGTGACGTTGTCGCCAGCGCGCCAAAGCAGATTCGTTCCAGGCCGCATCCAACCTTGGACAACCACGCTCGCTTGTATCTTGGTGCCGTCCGACCACTTCGCCTCGTTGTGTGCCATCTTCTGCACATCGGTGAGCGTTTGAATCGAAGACGGTGCAGGAACGAGAATGTTGCGTCCCGATGGCCCCTGTCCCGGCGCGTACCTCCGCAAGTCGCTTATGTCCGAGCCCCATTGATCATCGCTGCCAGCAGAGCCGATGGCGGTGGCGCCATAGATCGCATATGTGTTCTCAATGTTGATCAAGCAATTCATTCTTTTGATATTGACGCCTTCTTGCAGCGTGGCAATCACCGGGTTGGTGTGATCGCCTATGATCAGAAAGTTGCTCAGATGATCGCTGCCGAGCACGACGCCCTTCGGTCGCGCATGCGTTTCGAGGAAGTCCCAATTGAATTCGCCGGGCTGGCTTTGCAGATTTTTGAATGGCGAGTTGTCTGGCGAACCGATCGTCACCACGCCGACGCCGTAAGGATCAAACAACGCGTGGGCGACATCGACGATGCCCATACCGTCAAAGCTGCGCGGCGGATCGACGCTCGACGTAGCCGCAATCCAAGTCAGCGATCGCCCTGATAGCTGCACGGAATGATTCATCGCATCGTAGCCAACTTGCCGCTCGACAATAATACCGTCTTGTATAGCGACTTGCCCTCCGAGCAAGATGTCGACAAAATCGCCCGGCAGAAGCTTGAGGTTCTCCCACCGTGTCGGCATCGGAGAAAATTCGGCCGTCGTGAACCGAAAGAGCGCTGACGAATCCGCCCACCTATGTTGCACCCATACAGACTCCCACGCCGTCCACTCGCCACCGGGTGTGACGATGGTCGCGATCTCGTAGGGGTTAGGAGTTGTTGGAGCGGTTGGGTCCACCATCTGCGCTTAGCTCGATAGAGCCCGGCCGGTCGGCAGCATGAACGCCGGATGGATCACCTTGTTCTGAGCGAGAAGGTCGTCAGCCCGCGAAGCGTCGGCATACAGTTTGTAGGCTGCGACCAGCGTCGGCATCGGCGAGGCAAAAGCAAAGTTGAGCATGCGCGGCAATGGCTGCGCGGTCTGCGTCAGGAAATAGCTCGCCGCAGCGTGCAGGGCAATCATCGCTTGGTAGGTCGTCGAATCCATCGAGTCGGCGGCCAACTCTTCGGCGCCAGCAAACTCCGCGTTGAGGATTGGACGTAGCGCCTCGACATCGTCCCGGCTCACGAACGTCATGACCGCCATGATCAGCCCCTCGGTGGCAAGCGCGTATTGAACGAGGGAATCGCGGATAAGGATCGCACCGACCGTGGTTGGCGAGAAAGCGGAAGCGGTAGCTCGCACTTGTTCCATTTGGGCGAGCGTGGCCCCGGTCGCTTGCGCGAGCCGAAAGATGTTCTCCAGCGGAGGCCCGATCGCGTCCGAGCCCAATAGGAACAAGGCATTCACGCGGACGGCGTTTGCCGCCATCCTCAAATCGGCGCCGGTAGTCCCCTGCGAAGGAACCTGCCCGAGCAACTCGTTGAGCACGGCGACGACGATCGGCGCCGCTTCCTGGGAGTCTTGCTTTTGCATGTCAGGGAGCCGGCACAAATCCGCCCGGCAGCTGGGTCACTATGGCTTTGCCGGAAGTGGCGGTGGAAGGATTGAGATTTTGCGTTATGCGCGTATAGAGGCCGTTAGCTTGTTGTTGGAGAAGCGTGACCGCAGGCGCGGGCGGCGCCAAATTGATGAGCCCGAATTCAACAAAAGTCATGTCGAAGACGCAAAAACCGCCAAGCCGATCTTCCTCGGTCATCCGATATCCCGAGCATACAGCCGTCAGGGTAAGAACGTCGCCGAAGGCCGCGCGCCCCATGTTCGGTAGTTGCAGAACGCCCTCGCCCGGCTCGTCGAGCCGCGCCTGCAAGAGGTCGCGCGCGATCCGGTAATCTCTCATATAGAGAGAGGCGGCAAAGCCGCCGACTGGCTGCACACTGGCATCAGGGGTCACAAGATTGAGCCCGGCATCCCTCACGTAGGAGATGACGTAGCCGCGGACGCTGTACTGAACCGCACGACGCCCCATGTCTTCCGCGTAAGGAGTATCGCGTTTGGGATACTCGTGCACGACCGCGCGGCGCCCGGTCTCACGCACGCCGGTGTCGCAGAAAAACGGCACGCCGTCGAACATTGCGGGCAGCAACGCATCTCGCCAAGGGGTATGAATGTCGCGGATCGTGGCCATTGATCACCTACTCGATCATGGCCGGACCGGCCGGGCCGCCAGCCGCCAGCGGCATCTGAGTTTGACGCGTCAGCCGTGTTTGTTTGAACAAGCCAGCCGATCGCGCGCGGACGTTGGTGCCGGGCGGCGCGTTGACGTTGACATCAATGTTCGCGCTGCCTTGGATTTTGTGCGTCTGATCAAGAGCGCCCCCGTCGCGGGCGAGGCGCGAAGCGCCCTCAATTGCGGCCAGATGCTCGGGGCCATAAAGATGCTCGATCGAAAAGTGGCCGGTGTCAGGATGACGCCAAGTCTCGCCCCCGCTGATGCCCCACTTCTTTTCAATGCCACCTAGTTCGTCGCGGTGTTGATCGATCCACTTTCGGACATCTGGAGATACGACATCCCGGCTGTTTTGAGACCAATCAACCGCCAGTCCGGTCGGGTGCTGCGAAGGATTACCGCGTGTGCCGAAGCCGCCGAGGCCCCTGACCGGCGCACCTGATTGGATGAGATCATTGAAGAAGCCCTTGAATTGCGCCGCCGATCGTTTGTTGACCGTTACCTGTTGCCCGTTTGAAAGAGTAACGGTTTCACGCTCGCTTTGAGGCGAGATCGGAGTACCGGCCGGCACATTGAAACGGCCGCCAGATGGTCCCGGCCCTTCGATGTCGCCGGCCATTCTGCCCGGGAGTCCGCCGCCACCACCGCCGCCACCACCACCACCGCCGCCAGCTGCCGCTATTTGGCGTTGGACCCACCTCTTATCTTTGTTTTCCTGAACGAAGCGCTCGCGGCCAGGGCCGAAATCTCTAGTGACGGGAGCGCCTCCGCTATGCACGCCGCCGCTTTCGTTGCCGGTGGCGAAGTTGCTGACATTTGAACCAGCTGTTACCTGCTTGGTGATTTCGTCGATACGTGCTTGCTCGGAGGCTGATACTGGCCGATCAAGCTTGCTCGTCGTCGTTGATGGATAGTAACGCGGATCGCGGAGTGTATCTGTGAGACTTTTGCCGCGCGACGACGCGCGATTAATAACGGATTCGATGTAGGACTGCGTGGCCTCCGCGCCCTGGCCGCCGACCTCGGCCGCAGCTGATGCCGCGAGCAAGCGGCGCGTTTCCGGATTCTTGAGTTCTTCGGCGAATTTCGCGCGCTGCTCTGCAAGTGATCCGAGAGGGCCGCCGCCTCCGTCTCCGCCGCCCGGTGTGCCGCCGCCTCCGCCGCCTCCGCCGCCTCCGCCGCCGCGTCGCCTGATGCCGCCTCCGCCGCCACCACCGCCGCCGCCCGGCATGCCGCCGATGCCGCCAATGCCGCCAATGAGGCCGCCCAGGCCGCCAAGCATGCC